CCACCTACTGTGATTGGGTAAGCTTGTGCTGTAACAGTTACTGCTGTTCCGCCTGGATTTCCATTTAATGGAGAAGCTGTATAACAATCAGCTGGACCTTTGTATTCTCTAAAACCGCCAGCTCCACCACCGCCGCCGTGTCTACCTCCACCACCGCCGCCGCCAGCAACTACTAAATAAGAAACTATATTTTCTGCAGCTGTAGCAGATGCGTTACTAACTGTAAAAGTGCCGGGACCTGTAAAAGTATGTATTTTAAAATTTCCTGAAGTTGTTTCTGTTCCACCAGAAGCTACTAAAAAAGGATTACCAGTGACATTGGAAGTTGAATCTTGGACATTTTTCCAACCCTCCGTGTCATCAACATAAACTAAAGTAACTGATTGACCCTCTGTACTTAAAACTGTCGATGCCGCAACACCACCTATTTTTTGTGATCCATTTGGTGAAATAGTTAAATTATGTGTTTGAAAAGTATTTGTATAATCTGCTACAGATACAATATTACCTGCAGTTCCTGCTGGTAAGTTCATTGTGATTGCACCAGAAGATGTATCTGCAAAATAACCTTCTCCATTTGCTGCTGTAAAAGTTGTTGTTTTAATAGATCCTGTTTGCCAATCAACAGTTCCGGTTCTACCAAAACCTGTTTGCGATGCACCTGATGCTAAAGCAACAGTTTTTCCACATCCACCTACAGTTAATGTAGATCCTGATTCTGTTGTTATTGTATTTACTTTAATTGTACTCGTCATAATTATTGAAATTTATACCTTATTATTACTATACCTGATCCGCCTGCTCCACCACCAGTATCATAAGATCCTGATTCTCCTCCACCACCTCCACCTGTATTTGCAGCGGCTGCTCTAGAAGTAGAAGGAATATTTGTTAATGGTGCACTAACATTTCCTATAGCGCCTACACAACTTCCACCTGCTCCACCTGGTACTCCTCCACCACCAGCTCCTCCTCCACCACCTCCAGCATAAGCTGTTGGTGATCCTGAAATTGTTGTAGTGCCTCCAGCACCGCCAGCACCTCCTGGACCAGTAGAAACACTTCCTACTGCTGTAGCACCGCCTCCGCCACTACCTCCAAGAGGATTTGCAGCTCCAGCGCCACCATTATTTCCTTGTGGTGGACTAACAGATGGTGTGTTTCCACTGCCTGCGGCTACACAAGCTCTAGCACCACCTCCACCTGATCCACCAGATATTCCTGCTGTAGAACCTGGACCAGTTCCTCCACCTCCACCTCCAGTAGAAGTTATTGTTGAAAAAATTGAATTTGAACCAGAAGTTCCCGCTGGACCACCACCTGGTGCAGGACCTGGAGCTCCACCTCCACCTCCACCTACTGTAATTGGAAAAGCGGTTACTGAAACTGGTAAAGCAGAAACACAAGCACCTAAAGGTGATTTTGAATAACAACCTGATGCAGCTCCTGACGATTCTCTATACCCACCAGCGCCACCTCCTCCTCCACCATCTCTACCAGCCCCACCTCCGCCAGCTACAACTAAATAATCTACTGTGTTTGAACCTGATGCATTACCTACAGCAGAAACACAAAAAGTTCCTGGGCCGGTAAACGTGTGAACCTTAAAATTCGTACAAACTGTTGAGACTGTTCCACCTGTTGCAGATATAAATGTTGGAATTACTGATGCAGAGGCAAAATCATTATCTTGAATTGATCTCCAACCAACTGTTGAGTCAATATAAACTAAAGTTATTCCTTCACCTTCAGTGCTTAAAATTACTTTACCACCTGCTACACCACTATTTATTTTTTGAGATCCAGCCGTTTGAACCGTGCAATTAGCAGTGTTAAAAGTATTTCTATAATCTTGTATTGAAACAATTGATCCAGCACTTCCCGTAGGTAAAGTTGCTGTTACTGCTCCACCATTTGTATCAACAAAAAATCCTTGACCATTAACAGCAGTAAAATCTGTTGTTTTAACTGAACCTGTTTGCCAATCAACAGTTCCTGTTCTACCAAAACCTGATTGAGTGGCACCACACGCTAAAGTTACAGCCGTGCCTGATCCACCTAAAGTTAAGGTTGAACCACTTTGTTTATCAATTTCGTTTACTTCTATTTTAGACAATGACTAATACTCCTGTTACTGTTATTGTACCAGGAACAGTTATTGGTCCTGCAAGAACACCGTTCTCGACAGTTTGTGTACCATCCATAGTAGCTGCTTGATTTTTTATAAATTCATCTGGAGCTGTTTGACCTCCGATGTATTGGATTCCATTTACTACTGCCGTCATAATTCCTCCTACGAACTAATATCGTCTATGAATGAAGTGATAATATCTAAACTAGAAGCAGTGTTGCTATTAGCTTTTAATATATCACCATTCTTTAAAACAATTTTTGCTCCACCTTGAATTAATTCAATCGCACTGTTTGGTGGGACTGAAACGTCTTTAGCTAGAAAATGATCATTACTGCTATTTTCAATAAAAACGTCAACTAAAATAGTAGAGGTAGTAACATTACAACATCTAATTCCAATAACTGCATCAAAGTCTCCACCAGTTATTAAAGTAACTTCAGATGTTCCAACGTTTCTTTGTAAATTGTTTCTAAAATTTTGTGCCATAATTTATTCCTTTATAACGCAACAGCCATAGCAAGTGCAAAACCTGCTGAAGCTGCTCCTACCGGATCTCCTGATGCATCCAAGAAAACCGATTTACTTGCTGGTAGAGTACAGAATACATCTTTTGTACCTGCGCTAAAATCAACAACTGCATCTGAATTAGAACTAGAAATAATTGTAGTTCTTTGTAAATTAGTTGTAGAACTTAATGTCCCTAGACCAACTTCAAATTCTGATGTACCTTGATTAAAAATACAATAGTATGTTGTATTACCAACTCCTACTCCAGTGTTAAAAGTTTCAAAACCTGTAACTGGTGTATTATCAATCGCAAAAGTAGTTTGACTGTTTCCAGTCGCTGTGCTGTTTACTTTTACTCTATCATTTATTACTAACGCCATTTATCTCCTTATGATGTTATACTTATAATCGCATTACTTGGTGTAGTAGGATCAGGATACGAAATTGTAAAAGTTCCGTTTGTCGCTGTCTTGTTACCACCAAAATCTAAAACTACACACAATTTATTAGAAGCACTTGTATTATAAATAGCTGCAAATGCTGCTGTAAAAGTTGCACTAGCAAAAGTTGTATCTGCAAAGTCAATTGCAGTTGTAGCAGTTGTTGCTGTAACTGTTTGACTTGTCAATGCTTTACCGCCTGAAGGATAGTTACTACTTCCTGCAGAACTAACTTCGTCTGTGGATGAAAACACTGTGCTTGATGTTGTGTAAGGATTAGCTGTGTATAATGCTATTTTAAAAGAGTCACCACCAGAACTAAAATTATGCGTTCCTGATGCGAGTTCACCTTTAAAACTGAATGGTACTATGTTTGCCATTTTTTTCTCCTATTTATTTTCCATAACTTGATGGTGGTTTAACGTTAAGTTGAGCCCGAACTTCACCATCTTGATATTCGTCTCTGCGTCTGTTCCCGATTTGCTCGAGAGCATACGATTCTAAAGCTTCGTCATACGACGCTTTATAGTATTGTAACATATCTGCTGGGCCTTTCAAGTACCCATATGCATTTACTAAGCATGCGTATAAAAGTAAATCTGAATATTTATTTGACAAATATGTGCCAGTCGTATCTGTCGTAATTGTTGGTGGCTCTTTGTCATAAGCTAGTGTAATTTCGTAAGTTCTATCAGGTGTTGGAGCTACTACCCAAAACTCCTCGTCCCAATTTGCATAATATTTAGGAATATCTACAGCTGAAGTACCTGGTGTAGAGTAATATTCTGCAATAAAACTAGTGTCTCTCTGTTCTAAATAAAATTGATCACCCTCTGAATTTGTTAATTGTACATATCTAATAAATCTTAAATCAGCTGGAATAGTTACATATCTGTTTCCAATGATTAAATTAGATGTTGCATAAAACACACTTTGATCGGTGTCGATTGCTCTATGAATTTTTAACTCTGCATTTTTAATTATTCTTTCTAATACAGAATCAGATAAAACATTACTATCTACCTCTGTGTAGTTTCTAATATCTGTTTGTAAATTTGCTAAAGTATATGCCATTACCCGTTTACTACCTCCAATGTTACTGGTCCTGCTGAACAGTTTTCACCACCACCTGATATTCCTCCCACAGTTCCCGCTACTGAAAGATCAAATTTTACATAAAAATAATTTATAGGATCTGTTAAAGGATCAGTTGTTGTAGCTCCTGTTACATTCCCTGCAGAATCTATTTGACCTAATTGAATTGTGAAACCAGTTGCTCTATTTAAATCACTTGTAGAATCAACATCTGGAATAGTTGCAAATTGTTGTAAATTTTTTAAATCATCTGGATTAGCACCACCAGGTCCAGCAGAAGTTACAACAGGTGGTCCTCTAAATCTTACAGTTGATCCTGCAGCCCTTTGATGATTTGGAGAAAAAACATTCATATAAGTTCCTTCACCCGCTGTTCCACCAGGTATAAGAACACTTGTAAATGGATTAGGTCCTAATAATATTAAACTTGTTTTTGATGCCGGTTGTGGTCTTGGATTAAACAAAGCTTGTGGATCCGAACCAACTGGTTTTGGTTCTAATTGTGGTTGCTTTGGTTCAAACTCTGACACGTGAACTAAAGATCCATTCCATTCTCTTACCATTTCATCATATGGAAACCTTAAACCAGATCTATCTGATATCGCATATGCATATTTTCCTGCTGCGTACTTACCCATTATACTCCATCTCCATAAAATGTTTGTGGTGAAATGAAAGTAGACGTACCTTGATTATCTGCATCAAGTGCTCTTAATAATTCACTTTCATATCTACGTTCTAATTCTTGACTTCTATCTGGTGAATATTTTTGACTTAAATAATATGCAAGTCCTGACATCATACAAGGGTAAAATCTATTAACTACATCCGTTGTAAAATTATAAGAACCTGCGTCTTGAATTTTTGCTAA